GCACTGGTAATTTTCAATGGGTTAACGGAATAAAAGATACACAAGTAATATTTTATCCAGATCCAAAAGGTAGGTTTAAAGTAAGTTGGGTACCACCAACTCATATGCAAAATAAAATAATAATAAAAAATGGCACGAAATATCCTGGCAACGATCATATGGGTGCTTTTGGTTGTGATAGCTACGACATTAGTGGCACGGTAGATGGCAAGGGCTCGAAAGGAGCGCTACACGGTTTAACTAAATTTAGTATGGAGGATTGTCCTCCACATCACTTTTTTTTAGAATATTTAGCAAGACCACAAACTGCTGATATGTTTTTTGAAGATGTGCTTATGGCTTTGGTGTTTTACGGTATGCCAATGCTTGCTGAAAATAACAAGCCAAGATTATTATACTATTTAAGACGTCGAGGTTACAGAGGTTATAGTATGAACAGACCAGATAAAATATGGAATAAATTATCTGTTGCTGAAAAAGAAATAGGTGGTATACCAAACTCAAGTGAAGATATAAAGCAAGCTCACGCCGCTGCTATAGAAATGTATATACAAAAGTATGTTGGTAATACTACAGAAGATGAGTACGGAGATATGTACTTTAACAGAACTTTAAACGATTGGGCTAAGTTTGATATAAACAAACGTACGAAGTTTGATGCAACAATTAGTAGCGGTTTAGCTATTATGGCTTGTAATAGACATTTGTATAAGCCTAATCCAAATATAGAAAAACAAAAATTAAACATTAACATATCAAGATATGATAACAGAGGTTTCATGTCTAAAATAATAAACAATTAAATATGGCTGAGTCAGTACATGTTAACTTTCCTTCACAAGTCGTAAGCGACTTAGAAAAATCTAGTTATGACTATGGATTAAGAGTTGCTAGAGCTATCGAACAAGAGTGGTTTAACGGAACTTATTCCAATAAATACTTTGACACTCAATCAAAGTTTCATCAATTAAGATTATACGCAAGAGGTGAACAATCAATACAAAAATACAAAGACGAATTATCTATTAATGGTGATTTGTCTTATTTAAATTTAGACTGGACACCAGTTCCAATTATACCTAAGTTTGTTGATATAGTTGTTAACGGTATGTCAGAGCGTATGTTTAATGTAAAAGCATATTCACAAGATCAATACGGTGTTAGCAAGCGTACTGAATACATGGAGTCAATGCTAAGAGATATGCGATCAAAAGAGTTTAACAATATGGCTGCTGTAGGTATGAGTATGAACTTGTACGAAAATGATCCTGAAACTTTACCAAGCAACGAAGAAGAACTAGCGTTACATATGCAACTTAGTTACAAGCAGAACGTAGAAATAGCAGAAGAACAAGCAATAAACACTTTATTAGATGGTAATAATTATGATTTAATAAGAAGAAGAATGCTGCGTGATCTTACGGTTTTAGGTATTGGTGCTGTAAAAACTAACTTTAATTTTAGCGAAGGTGTTACTGTTGAGTATGTAGATCCCGCTAATTTAGTTTATTCATATTGTGAATCACCATATTTTGAAGATTTATATTATGTTGGTGAAGTTAAAACAATACCTTTTAACGAACTAGTAAGACAATTTCCTGGTCTTAGTCAATCAGAACTAGAGACAATACAAAAAAGTGCTAAAAGACCAACTGGTAGATACACTCAAAGAGAAGTTTATGATAAAAACAAGGTTCAAATACTTTATTTTAATTACAAAACTTACAACCACGATACTTATAAATTAAAAGAAACAGGCACGGGTGCTGAAAAAGCTATAGAAAAACCAGACACTTTTAATCCACCGTCTGACAAAGAAGGTAATTTTGCAAGACTACAAAGAGCTGTAGAAGTTTTATACGAAGGCGCTTTAATACTAGGAACTGATAAGTTGTTGGCTTGGAATAAATGTGAAAACATGATGCGTAGTAAAAGTGATTACAATAAGGTAAAGATGAATTACTCTATTGTAGCTCCACGTATGTACAACGGTAGAATAGAAAGTACTGTTAGTAGAATAACAGGCTTTGCTGATATGATACAGTTAACACATTTAAAATTGCAGCAAGTAATGTCAAAGATGGTGCCAGATGGTGTTTATTTAGATGCTGATGGTTTAGCTGAAATAGATTTAGGTAATGGAACAAATTACAACCCGCAAGAAGCTTTAAATATGTTTTTCCAAACAGGTTCTGTTATTGGTAGATCAATGACACAAGACGGTGATCCTAATGCTGGTAAAATACCTATACAGCAAATAGCTAATAGCTCAAATAATGGTAAGCTACAAAGTCTAATACAAACGTATAACTATTATTTACAAATGATTAGAGATACGACAGGGCTTAATGAAGCTAGAGACGGTAGCGTGCCTGATCCTAAAGCTTTAGTTGGTGTTCAAAAGTTAGCTGCAGCTAATTCAAATGTAGCTACCAGACATGTGTTGTTAGCTTCAATGTTTATTACAGCTGAAATAGCTGAAAAGCTATCATTGAGAATATCTGATATACTAGAGTATTCACCGACAAAAGAAGCTTTTATACAAGCTATAGGAGCTCACAATGTTGCTACGTTAAAAGAAATGAAAGAACTTCACTTGTATGACTTTGGTATATTTTTAGAACTAGAGCCAGATGAAGAAGAAAAACAAATGCTTGAAAATAATATACAAACAGCTTTATCTCAAAAACTTATAGAATTAGACGATGCAATTGACGTTAGAGAAATAAAAAACACTAGACTTGCAAATCAGTATTTAAAATTAAAAAGAAAAAAGAAAGCTGAAGCTGATCAAAGAATACAACAAGAAAATATAAAAGCACAAGCAGAAGCTAACGCTCAACAACAGCAAGCTGCGGCTCAAGCTGAAATACAAAAAAATCAAGCTAAAACAGCTGCGATGGTGCAAGCAGAAACAGCTCAAGCTAAATTTAAAATAGAATACTTACAAGAAGAAGTAAGGCTTAAAAAAGAACTTATGCAATATGAGTTTGAACTTAATTCTCAATTAAAAAATATGGAGAATAAAAGTAAAGAAAATATCGAGACTATGAAACAAACTGGGAAAGATACTAAAAAATTTGAATCTTCAGGTAATGATATAATAGGGAGTGGTGTAGGCCTTGATAAATTTAACCCAAAAATTAACTAATTATATAATATTTTATTATGGAAGAAAAAAAAGATAACGCAGCTAATAAAGCTGTAGAACAACCTATTGTAGACACCGAGGTTGGAAAACAAAAAGTAAAAAAAAGGCGAGCTACTTTAAAAAAAGAAGAGCCTATAACAAAAGTAGATTTAAGTAAACCAAAAACCAAAGAAAATGAAGTTACAAACGATAACGTTGACAAAACAGGAGTCACTGAGGATGCTAAATCCGAGGACACCGGGACCACACAAGAACAAAAAGAAGTACAGCCGGAAGAGCAAACACAAGAAGAGCCAGTATTAGAAGAAATAACTGAAGAAAAAGTAGAAGAAAAAGTTGAAGAGTTGGTTGAAGAAACTAAAGAGGCTATAGTTGAAGCTCAAGAAACAGGTAAAGAACTTCCAGAAAACGTTCAAAAGCTGATTGACTTTATGGAAGAAACTGGTGGTGATATATCTGATTACGTTAGACTTAACCAGGATTATTCTAAAATGGATAACTTAACTGCTTTAAAAGAATATTACAAACAAACAAAACCACATCTTACAGCTGATGAAATAGATTTTATGATGGAAGATCAGTTTTCTTACAATGAAGAAGAAGATGAGGAAAAAGATATTAAAAGAAAAAAATTAGCGTTAAAAGAGCAAGTTGCGAATGCTAAGAACCACTTGGACGGTTTAAAGTCCAAATACTATGAAGAAATTAAAGCTGGGTCAAAGTTGACCGCTGAACAACAGAAGGCTATTAATTTCTTTAATAGATACAATAAGGAATCTGAGGCTAATAAAAAAGTTGCAGATAAACAGAAAGAAGTATTTTTAAATCAAACTAACAATTTGTTTAATCAAGATTTTAAAGGTTTTGATTTTAATGTTGGTGATAAAAAATACAGATTTAATGTTAAAAACGCAAATGAAGTAAAAGAAAATCAAAGCGACATTAATAACTTTGTCAAAAAGTTTTTGAATAAAAGTAACGAAATGTCAGATGCTGCAGGTTATCATAAATCTTTATTTACTGCAATGAATCCAGATGCTATTGCAAGGCATTTTTACGAGCAAGGTAAAGCTGATGCTATAAAAGAAACTGTTGCTAGAGATAAAAACGTAAACGTAAATCCTAGAGGTTCTTTTAACCAAGCTCAAGTAGGAGGTCTTAAATTTAAAGTGTTAGGAGACGATGCCAATGATTTTAAAGTAAAAATAAAGAAAAACAAATTATAAATTTAAAAACTATTTAAAAAATGGCAACAGGTTTTACTCCTGGTTCAAATTTGAATAGTGTACCATCCGCACAACCGCAGACGTTAACGACTAACTATATCGATTTTACGTCTCAAGATACTAAAGGGTGGGCACAACAATTTTTACCAGATTTAATGGAAAAAGAAGCTGAAGTGTTCGGTAACAGAACAATCGGTGGATTTTTAGAAATGGTCGGCGCTGAAGAAGCAATGTCCTCTGATCAAGTAATCTGGTCAGAACAATCAAGATTACATTTATCTTACCAAGGTAACGTACAAAGATCGTCACCTAATGGTACTTATACATTCGCTGCAATTAAAGACATTGATGGTAACGCTGTAACAGGTGCTACTGCCGCTGCTGCAAGTGCAAACATGGCTATAAGAGTTGGTGATTTAGTAATTTTATCTGATGCTGACGCAACTATAAAAGGTTACGTTAGTGATGTATTAGCTCCTGCTCAAGCTGGTTCTCCGGCTGCGGGTGTGTTCTTTGCTAAATATACTATTGTTCCTTTAACTGATAACGGTTCTGGAATTGGAAACGTTGCGGTTTCTAACACTGACGTTACTTGTGGTTTAATGGTTTACGGTTCTGAGTACGCGAAAGGTACTGAAGGTAGAACTGCTTCTAACCAACCGCGTTTCAAGTCTTTTACTAACAAGCCTATCATAATGAAAGACAGATATGAGGTCTCAGGATCTGATGCTGCTCAAATTGGTTGGGTTGAAGTTACTGGTGAAGACGGACAAAACGGTTACTACTGGTACTTAAAAGCTGCTGGTGATACTAGATCTAGATTTACTGATTACTTAGAAATGACAATGGTTGAGCATGAACTTGCTACAAACACTGTAACTTCTCACTACTCTAATACTTTAGGTGGTTCAGAAGGTATGTTCGCGGCTATCAAGTCTAGAGGTAATGTTTATGATGGTTTATTAGCAAACACTGTAGCTAACTTTACTGGAGCAAACGTTTTAGCAGACTTTGATGAAATACTAAAAGAATTTGACAAGCAAGGTGCTATTGAAGAATACATGATCTTTGGTAACAGAGACGTTATGCTTAGCATTGACGATATGCTAGCTTCAATGAATTCTTACGGTTCTGGTGGTACATCTTATGGTGTATTTGACAACTCTGAAGATATGGCATTGAATTTAGGTTTCTCAGGATTTAGAAGAGGTTCTTATGACTTCTACAAGTCTGACTGGAGATACTTAAACGACAAAGCTACAAGAGGTGGTATCAAAGATGTTGATAACCACGTTAGAGCGGTCTTTATTCCAGCTGGTACTACAACTGTGTACGATCAGTCATTAGGAAAAAATCTTAAGAGACCTTTCCTACATGTAAGATACAGAGCTTCTCAATTAGAAGACAGACGTTTCAAAACTTGGACTACTGGTTCAGTTGGAGCTGCTACTACTGATTTAGATGCAATGGAGATGCACTTCTTATCTGAAAGATGTTTAGTTGTGCAAGGTGCTAACAACTTCATATTACTTGAGGGTACAGGTACATACAACTAATCTTAATTAATTAAAGCCGGGACTTCGGTCCTGGCTTTTATTTACTAATTTTATTATATATTATATTATGAAAAAAGAAAACAAAACTCAAGACACTTGGGAAATAAAAGATAGAACATATGTTTTAATGGACATGTCACCTCTAGGTTATCATTTAAAATCAACAGGGCTTTATTATTTTGACGAAGATAAAGGTTATGAAAGAGAAATAACTTACGCAAGAAATCAAAGAACTTGTTTTGTTGATGAAATGAAAGGTGATATTAGACCTGGCCATATTTGGTTTAGAGATGGGGCTTTATATGTTCCAAAAAACAATGTTACTTTACAAAAGTTTTTATCTCTCTACCATCCGTATAGAGATAAAAAATATTTTGAAGTTAATAATCAAGCAGTTGCAGAAGATGAAGTAGATACTATAATGCTTGAAATAGAAGCTTTAAATTTAGCTCAAAAGTTAGACATAGAACAAGCTGAAGCTATTATGCGTGTACAAAAAGGCTCTAGTGTTAATAAGATGAGTTCTAAGGAACTTATGCGTGATTTACTAGTATTTGCTAGGAACAATCCGGTGTTGCTCTTAGAATTAGCCTCTGATGACAACGTGCAACTTAGAAACGTAGGTATAAAAGCTTGTGAAGCTGGAATAATAAATCTATCTCAAGATCAAAGAACATTTACTTGGGGATCTAATGATAGAAAATTACTTAACGTTCCTTTTGATGAAAACCCATATTCAGCATTAGCCGCTTGGTTTAAGACTGATGAAGGTGTTGAGATTTATTCTCAAGTCGAGAAAAAATTAAAATAATCAAACTGTAGTGGTAGTCGCCCTACAGGGCGATTACTAACTACTAATAAAAAAAAATATGGCAATAAGCGTAGACACAGTATATCAAAGAGTATTAGCTATTGCTAATAAAGAACAAAGAGGTTACATAACACCTCAAGAATTTAATTTATTAGCTAATCAGGCTCAAACAGAAATATTTGAGTCTTATTTTTATGATAAAAATCAAAGAGAAAGATTAGAGCCAGATGAAAAAGAATATTCTGAAACTAGTATATCTAAATTGCTAGAAAGAAAACTAGCTCCATTTACAACAATTGCAACCGTGACTTTTGGAACAACATATCCATCACACTACCAAATAGGTAAAATATTTTTAGACGGCCAAGAGTGTGTTAAAATGGATAGAAACGAATTAAAATCTTACAAAACTTCAGTAAGACATCAATCAATAAGTATGGTTAATTTAAGCGCTGTGTATATAGACTCTTTAACTAACGGAGAAGATATTGAGGTTTATAGGTTTGATGGTAGTGTCTCAAAAGAAACGTCTGGTGTTACTTGCGAAGTTATTAACGCACCCGCCGCTGTTGAGTGGGCTTATGTTGTAGTTAATGAAAAAGCTTTATACAATGCTAGTGCCGCTACAGATTTTACACTACATATATCTGAAGAAAACACTTTAGTTAATAGAATATTAGAGTTAGCAGGTATAATATTAAACAAACCTGGATTAGTAAATTTAGCAGCAACAAGAACTCAAGCTGAACAACAAACTCAAAAACAATAAAACATGGCATTAATTACAAACGCAGAACAAAGTTACTACGCTAGCACTGGTAATCATGGCAACTATAGATTTTTATCTCTTAAAGATATTATACAAGCATTTAAAGCTACTTACGTTGGTAAAGGAAAAATATGTGAAAACGTTTTTGAAGGTGATATTGTTTTTCACGCTGGTAGAGCTTTGCAAGAATTAAGCTACGATACTTTAAAAGTTGTTAAAAATTGGGAGGTTGAAATACCAGCTTCATTAATGCTTGTTATGCCTGTTGATTATATTAATTACTGTAAGCTTTCTTGGTCAGACGAGTCTGGTGTTGAAAGAGTAATATATCAAACAGATAAAACATCTAATCCTAGAAATATAACAGAAACTGTAAATGCAGATGGTGGATTTACAATAAGCGGCGCAAATGATGATTTAGCTTTTACAGAAACATCTGATACTAGAGAAAAATACAACTCACAAGAGCTTAATACCTTGGCTATGCATAGACAAGATAGAGACGCTTATAATTATTTAGATGGTAATAGGTATGGTATTGATCCACAATACGCTCAGATAAATGGTAGTTTTTATATTGATGAGCAAGCAGGAAAATTTCATTTTAGCTCTAATATTTCAGGAAAAACTGTAATACTAAGATATATAAGTGATGGCTTGTTAACAAACGAAGATCATAGTGGTATAGATTATACTAACACGCCAGTACCAAAGTTTGCAGAAGAAGCAATGTACAAACACATGTTATTTGGTATACTGTTATCAAGAAAAGATACGCCAGGTGGTTTGTTAGCTGAGATTAAAAAACAAAAAATAGCCGAAACAAGAAAAACAAAACTAAGATTACAAAATTTTAAACTAGAAGAATACGCTAGAATACTAAGAGGAGGTAGTAAAATTATAAAACACTAAAATATGCCGGAGTTAAAACGTAACTTCTCTCAGGCCAAGATGAATAAAGACCTTGATGAAAGGTTAATACCAAACGGCCAATACAGAGACGCTTTAAATATACAAATATCTACTTCAGACGAATCCGACGTTGGTTCTGCCCAAACACTAATGGGTAACACTCTAAGAAATGTTATAGAAAATAGTGGAGTCTATAACATACCAACAACTTCAACTTGCATAGGAACTATAGCTTTACCGGAAACGGATAAGATATATTATATGGTAGCTGCCAGTGTTAAAAACGACAATGGTAATCCAAATAATATACAAAAAGATTATATATTAGAATATGATACTTTAAAAAACACTATTAAATATGTTTTTGTAGATATTCATAATGTAAAAACCTCTGCTAGTATAGCCTCTAACAATACTAACAATGTTAGAATACCAGATTTAGGATCTTCAACAATAAATATAACCGGTGTTAGAATAGGTATGAAACTTATACATGCTAACTATGGTCCTGATGACAATATAAAAGTAACTGATATAGCTTATGATACTGGTAACAGTAGATGGAAAATAACTCTAAGTAAAAACGTTAGCGTTAGTAGTAGTGACGAATTAACATTTATTGCTGATAGAGTTTTAAACTATAGTAAAGATGTAATAATAACCGGTATAAATGTTTTAGATGATTTTTTATTTTGGACAGATAATATAACAGAGCCTAAAAAAATAAATATTAAAAGATCAATAGCTGGTACAGGTGGTACCGAGTATTTAATAGGTGGTGGAGTTGCTGGTATAAACAATGGTACCCCAACAACAGATATTTTTACAGGTGATACAGATAATTTTCATACAAGATTAGTAGCTGACAGAGATAATAACGACAATTTTGAAATTGTAACAGATAGAACAGGTAAAAAAGCTATTTATGTACAAGAGCAAAATATAACTGTAATAAAAAAATCACCAACACAAGCTTTACACTTAAAGATGTCAGATCAAAAAGATCCAAGAGTAAATTCTAGTGGTGTTACTAATCCATCTGCACAGGCTGCAACAATTGATTTTACGGGTAAGGCAGCTGGTGATGATATTTCAATTACATTTGATGGTGCTGTAGATTTTAGAGTTGGTGATATTTTACTTTTTACAGATGATAGTTCTGCTCCTATAGCTTCTTTTGAGGAAGGTAAATCTAAAATAAGAGCTGTAGTTACAACATCTTTAGTTTCAGATCCAGATAATTTACACGCAACCGGTTTTGTTGTTAGAATACTATCAATATCAAATGACGTTGAAGAAGCTTCTACTCCTTATTTTGTAAGAAAAACTAAAGCTGATCCTTTGTTTGAAAATAAATTTGTAAGATTTAGTTATAGATATAAATATCAAGATGGTGAATACTCAACGTTTGCACCTTTTTCTGAGCTAGCATTTTTACCAGGTAATTTTGATTACGAGCCAAGAAAAGGTTATAATTTTGGTATGAGCAATAGACTTAGAAGTTTAGAGCTTTGTAATTATTATTCAGAAGAGTTAATTACTAACGATGTTATAGGTATAGATCTGTTATATAAAGAAGATGGAAAACCTACTGTGTATACTGTAAAATCAATATCTCAAAAAGACGGGCACCCTGTATGGCCTGATACAGCTAACAATGCTTACGACAGGGGTAAGTATGTTGTAACTTCAGACGTGATACACGCTGTACTACCTTCAAATCAATTATTACGACCTTATGACAATGTACCGAGACTTGCTAAAGCTCAAGAGATAAGTGCTAACAGATTAATATACGCTAACTATTTACAAAACTATAATGCTGACGATCCTGTTTTAGAAATATCAAAACACTCTCAAGAACTTGATGATATAGGTGAAGAGTTTGCAGCTGCTTCTGTAAAATCATTAAGAACTTATCAAGTTGGTGTAGTGTTTTGCGATAACTATGGAAGAGAAACGCCAGTATTAACTTCTAAAAATGCTTCAGTTAAATTTGATAAATCTTGTTCTACACAAAGAAATAGACTTTTTACTAGATTAAAAAGTGATGCGCCGCCTTGGGCAACTCATTACTCTTATTATGTAAAAGAAACATCTTCTGAATATTACAACATGGCGATGGATAGATATTACTTTGCTAACGACGGTAATATATGGTTGTCTTTTCCTTCTGCTGAAAGAAATAAAATTACAGAAGATGATTATTTAATACTTAAAAAAGCGCACAGAACTAATGAACCTGTTTATGATAAAGCAAGATATAAAGTATTAGCTATAGAAAATGAAGCGCCAGACTTTATAAAAACAACAAGAAAGTTAGTAGGTAAATGTAAACACGGCAGTACTCAAACAATATCAGGTGGTTCAGGTTCTGGGGCTGGTGGTAATTTTGGTAACGGTATTGGTCAAGGTTATCCTATACCAGGTGAAAGTGAAGTCACTATTCAAAGAAGTGCTTTTATAGATTCTTTTGGAGATCAAATATTAACATTTACGCCTGACAAGTTATTTTTAAAAGTACAAGACCCAACAAACAGTTCAGAAGAATATGAAGTCATGAAAATGTCTGATGATGGAACTAAAGTTACTATAACTTTATCTACTATATTTGGTGAAGACATGTCATTTACAGACTCTGATACTACTTCTACCGGCACACAACCACCTAACGGTTTAATAATAACTTTATTAGAGCATAAAATAGAAAACAGACCTGAGTTTGATGGTAGATTTTTTGTTAAAATATATAGAGATGAAAGTTTATCAAAGTATATTTTATCTAGTGAT